AAGATTTAATAAACTCTCAGATGAAGAATTTAATAACCTTATAAACGAATTTACATCAGATCCTAGTAATTTTACCCCTGCAAAACGTAGAGCAATTTCTATTAAATATGATAAGGATTTACAAAAAGATATTGCTGATAGAAAAGGTATTAGTACTGATGATGTAAAAGCTAAAATGTCTGATTTTCAAAGTAAATTTGAAGAACAACAATTAGAGGAATGGACAAAACGTCAATGGCAACATAGAGCAGGAATTATTAAATAATTTGGCAATCTAGGATTTTTTTCGTATATTTACGGGTGACTTTAGGGCACCAACCTAGTTATATTTAAATCGTCACCTTAGGGGACACAAAACAAAATAAAATGACACACGTATTATTTAAAGAAAATTATACTAGTCCACTCGATGTACTAGTTAAAAATTTTTTCGACGCACAAGGCACATTTGATAAGCCTAGTCGACCAACAGTAACACATCCTATTGATGTGTATGAAGATAAAAACGGCCTTACACTCGAAGTAGCTTGTACAGGCATTGACAAAAAGGATGTAAACATCAATATTGAAGGTGATGTCCTTAGACTTTCCTACGATAAGGGAGAGCCTCAAAACGAAGAAGATGAAGTTCGCTATTACCACTCCGGGATTAAAAAAAGTAATTTTAATCTTGGTTGGAAAATCTCTCGTAGATTTAATCTAGCAAAAGCAAATGCCGAAATGGTTAATGGTTTACTTGTAATTAGTATCCCGTTATCAAATGAAGCAAAACCAAAATCGATTACTATAAAGTAATCACTCTTTAGGTTGGTGCCCTAGAGATCTATTCGTATATTTACGCGTAATTAAAAATTAAACAGTTATGAGATTTATCAATGACCCTGCCCTTGGTGATTATTTTATCACAATAGATGATCTGAATTATTCAGCATTTATAAAAATAATTCCAGATAGTGGGATTCCTTATGATTCATGTGTAGGGCATTTTCCTAATTTAGGAAAAGCACTTGAAAAAATTGGAGAACATAAAGTAAGACGACAGTCTTATGATACTATTAGAGAGTATCTTACAGAATATGAAAAAATTAAAAATGAATTAAAAAATATTATATAAATGAAACTTAAAGCACTATTTAACGCAGTTATTGTGGAGCAAATCGAAGAAGAAGAAAGCACCTACGGCTCCATTGTAGTCCCAGACATGGGAAAAGAAAAAACCCTTAAAGGTAAAGTAATATCAGTTGGTCCAGGTCAGTATAGTGCTATGGGACAACTTATTGAACCTACTGTTAAAGTAGATGATGTAATTATTATGCCCCAAATGGGACCCACGGTATTAAATCACGGAAGTGATGAATATTTAGTTTGTAAAGAAAATGAAATTTTAGCAATTATTGAACAATGAGTAAAGTAACTATTGTAAATTACGGAGATGATTCCCGTAAAAAGTTGATTAATGGAGTCAACCAACTTGCAGATGCTGTTGTAACTACCCTTGGACCTAATGGTCGTAATGTAGTTATTCAAAGCGAACAAGGAGTACCTCAAAGTACTAAAGATGGTGTAACAGTAGCTAAAGCTATTGAACTTGAAGACACAGTAGAAAATACGGGTGCCCAACTTGTTAAACAAGCAGCCATCCGTACTGCTGAACAAGCAGGTGATGGTACTACTACTTCTACCCTATTAGCCCGTGAAATTATAAATGCTGGATCTAGATATAGTGATAAAGGCCATAATACAGTAGAAATTAAGAGGGGTATTGATAAATGTGTTAAAGCACATATTGATTATATCAGAAAAATATCTCAGGATATTTCCAGTGAAGATCAACTTCGTCAAGTAGCTACTATTTCAGCAAATAATGATGTTGAAGTAGGAGAATTAATTGCTACGGCAATGGAAAAAGTAGGACGTGATGGTGTAATTACTATTGAAGAATCCCGTACTGGTGAAACTTATCTAGAAACCGTTGAGGGTTTGCAGTTTGATCGTGGGTTTAAATCACCTTACTTTGTAACCAATAATGATAGTATGAGTGCTATACTTAAAGATACTGCAATTCTTTTCTACAATGGTAAAGTAACTTCTGTAAAAGATTTACTCCCTCTTCTAGAAAATCTTTCGCAACAAGGTAAATCACTTCTTATTGTAGCTGAAGACATTGACGGAGAAGCACTTGCTACTCTTATTGTTAATAAAATGAGAGGTATTTTAAATGTCTGTGCTGTTAAAGCCCCTGACTTTGGAGATCGTCGTACTCTACTTATGAATGACATGGCTACCCTTACAGGAGGTCAGGTTGTTGATAAAGATAAAGGTATGAAACTTGATAAGTTTGATCTTAAATGGTTAGGAGAATGTCGCACAGTAACGATTACTAAAGAATCAACTACTATTGTTGATGGAGCAGGTACTGAAGAAAACATTGAACGTCTGTGTGCTGAACTTCAGAATCAAATTGAATCTTCATCTTCTCCATTTGAAACGGAAAAACTTCAGGAACGTCTTGCTAAGCTTACTGGAGGAGTTGCGGTTGTCCATGTTGGTGGTAATACTGAAACTGAAATGAGGGAACGGAAGGATAGAGTAGATGATGCCCTTCAAGCAACAAAGGCTGCTATTGAAGAGGGCATTGTTCCTGGTGGTGGTTTAGCTTTTCTTAGAGCATCCCATAATGTTGATTGTGAAAAAGATTTAGAAAACAGTGACCAAAAAATTGGATGCTCTATTGTTAAATCTGCTCTTCGGAAACCATTTAAACAAATTCTCCAAAATGCGGGAGTTGAAGATGCTGCCCGAATTGAATTTAGTGTAACATCAGGTTCAAAAATTGGCACCGGTTATAATATTAAAACAGGGAAGTATGATGATTTCTTAAAAAAGGGCATTATTGATCCTACTAAAGTTACACGTTGTGCTCTTGAAAATGCTGCATCTATTGCGGGTACTGTTTTATTAACAGAATGTACTGTAGTTAATAAACCCCAAGAGAGTAAAGAAGAGGTTGGAGCCATGCCTGGAATGTTTTAAATTTAAGTAATGACTGAATTTGAAACAGTAGAGCAAAAACAATTGATCGCAAAGAGAGTACCGCCGGGTGACCGGTGGTCTCTCGTTGCTGATCCCTCAAGTAGGATTTACGATAGTTTAACTGATACTTTAGAAGCTTATTTTCAAAAAACTAAATTTAATGCTGCATTTTATTTAGATCCTATTGGAAGTTCTTTATATGCAGTTGAACGTACCGAAATAGAAATTACACCAGAACCAATTCAAACATTTGACTTTTATGGAGACAACTATCAATAATAGTTTATGGGTTGAAAAATACCGCCCTAATGTACTAAAAAATTACATTGGAAATGAGCATCTTAAAAGTACTATTAGTAAGTATTTAAAAGATAATGATATCCAAAATATGATTTTTTATGGTCCTGCAGGTACTGGGAAAACTACATTAGCTAAATTATTAGTTAATAACCTTAATTGTGATTATCTTTATGTTAATGCTTCAGATGAAAGAGGTATTGAAACTATTAGAGATAAAGTATCGGGGTTTGCTAGTACTATGTCGTTTAAACCCCTTAAAGTAGTTATTTTGGATGAGGCTGATTTTTTAACAATCCAAGCACAGGCTTCACTTCGAAATGTTATTGAAACATTTTCTAAAAGTACACGATTTATTTTAACTTGTAATTACGTAGAGCGTATTATTGACCCTCTCCAATCACGTTGTCAAGTACTTAAAATTGTACCTCCTAGTAAAGGAGAAGTAGCTAAGCATATATTTCAATTATTGTCTAAAGAAAACATTCAACATGATGATAATAATCTAAAGACAATTGTAAATCAGTACTACCCTGATGTGCGTAAGATGCTTAATGTGTGTCAAATGTCTTCTAAAGATGGTGAGTTAGAATTAGACAAACAAACACTTGTATCATCTAACTATATTGATAAAGTAATTGAATTATTACCTAATAAAAAGTCATTTAAACAAATTAGACAAGTAATTGCCGATTCTAATGTACAAGATTTTGAAGCATTATATAAAACGTTATATGAACGTATAGATGAATATACTTCTCGTCCCGCAGAAGCAATTATTATTATTGAAGAATACATGTACCATTCAAATTTTCGAATTGATAAGGAAATTAATGTAATGGCTTGCATTTCTAAATTACTTGAAATATCTGGTAAAGTTGTTTTATAAGGATATTATAGGATTTGGAGATAGATTATTTTTATTGTATCGTACGATAAAGGAATCAGAAAAAACAACCCAAGAAGCTATTAACTTGGTAAAAAAATATTGGCATTGTGATACAGTTTTAAAAAAAGAAAACAATTATTATTTTTGCAACGAAATTCAAACAATAAATTATGAAGAAATCAGAAATGACTCAACAACCCCAAATTGATTTGGGCAAAACCACCTCAGTACCTAATGATTCAGGTGGGCAACTTTTCCAACAAGGATTTGTTTTAAGAAAAGTATCACGTTTTATTACTAATGGGGCCGAAGATGCAGTACTTCCTATTCCTGTATTTTATGATAAAGAAACAGGTAAAATTCTTAAAGATACCTTACCTCCTGAGTTGAGAGAAGAGTATGACACTATTTGATTGGTTAAAAGAATTAACAGGTAAAAAACGAGATTGGGACTCCTTCTCGGATAAAGAGAGGGAGTCCTTTAATCCTTATATGGTTAATCGTTTTTTATCTATGCACGAACCTTTTATTGAATTGGTAAATTGTGTGCAAACAGTCCCTTACACTAGTAAACAAAAATATTACACAGTGTACTGCCAACTTCTCCCTAAAAAGAATGTTTGGCTTAAATATATCAAATCAAAAATGAAACAACCCACCACGGAATTAGTAGAGGCTTTATCTAAAATTTATGAATGTTCTACTCGAGAAGCAGAAACTATAGTTATAACTTTAGACAATGATACTTTAGAGGATATGTTATATAAAGCTGGATACCAGGATAAAGAAGTAATCCAAATGTTTAAATAATGGACAGTATTG